GGAAGTGTGGGTTGCTATCTAAAAACTCTTTAACTCTATCTTCAATAGTAAAAAGTTCTCCTTTTGCGTTATATCTTACATTGGAGTTATTATCAACTATTTCTATTCTGCCATCATCATTATATTTTACTTCATCTTTTAATAAAGCAACTACTTGTTGAGCATTAATTGATTTTTGTTGATTGGCAATAGATAGGATTGAATTATCAACTTTTTCTTTTTTGATTTGATTTTTATACTTTAAAAGTTCTGCATCTTTTTCAGATAATCTTTCTTGCATAATCTTCTCTAAATCTTGCTTTGTTTTAGCGTCATTTAATTGCTGTTTTTTACAAGTTCAGCTTTTTGAGATTCATCTTCTTGAAGTTTCTTTTCATATTTTCTTTTTTCAGCTTCAAGTCTTGATGAAATAACTTTATCAAGTTGTTCTTGTGTGAATTTCATTTCTTTAACTTCAACTGTTTCTTTTACTTCTGCTTGTTTAGTATCTGCTTGTTCAGTTATCGGTTGAACGACCTCGTTTTCTTGCGTCATGTTAAGACTCCTATTGGTTAATTATTATGCTTTATCAATATTATGATTAAATTACAATACCCTTAGTTGTAGGGTAAAATTTTTCTATATCTTGTTTATCTATATCTTTTTTATTTGTCAATCGAAGATTCTAATAAATTAATAAGTTTTTTTTGTAAAATCTCATCTCTATTAATAAAAATTGTTACTAATTCTAATGGTTTTTTAAATGTTTTACTATACTCAGCTAGTAATTCATTAACTTTAAATTTATCTAATTTATTATCTTTATCCATCTATTTCTCCTATTCGTTTAATTAATGTATCAAACCCTTTAGTTGTATTAGGTGCATAATAGTTCATTAATTTTCTTTCAATTACTGTCATTTCCTTAATAGGGTTTATACTCATAGATGAGTGTTCTGCCCATGCTTCAAGTGATTGTCCTTGTGTAAATTGTTTAATACCAGAATTTTCAAGATAACCGAATTTATTATAGTAATCTACACCATGACCATAACCTAATGATTCTTTTGTTATTGAACCAATGTAGTCATTAAATGTTTCACTAAATTGATAATCATAATTCTTTCTAGTATTGTCCATAAATTTATTGTTAAGTTTTAATTTAAAGTTTAAAACCCCACTATCATTATCTGATAAACCATTGTTTTTTAAGTATTGCCTTATTTCATTATCTGTTAAAATATCAGATTTAATCAAGCTATTTTGTTTTTTGTAATATTCATTATATAAAGGATTAATTCCACCATCTTTAAGTAGTTCTGGTGCGTTTTTTTCTATATTTTTTAAATCTTTTTTCATATTTCAGTTTATTTTTAGAGTAATTTCTACTTAATATTTTATCATCATTAATCATATTTTTAATATTATAAGAAGATAATATTTTGTCTGATGCCTTTTTAGTGACAATTCCTGTAGGTGTATCAAACCCTTTTAAAACAATTTTTCTTTTATTTGGGTTTTTTAATAAATACTCGCCTACCTTTAAATCTATTCTATGGGTGTATTCATGTATCATAGTTAATTGTCTTGCGTTTTGTGAACTTTGTACACCTAACTCTAACACATCACCAGAAGAAGCACCATAGTATGGGCTTTTACCCTTTGTACGTAATATAGACTTGGTAGGTGCAAGTAGACTTATAGCATTTGAGTAAGATGTTTTAGTTTTACCAAAACTTTCTTCCACTAAATTTCTTTCTAATTCTCCAAGTTCTCCATAAATATCTTTAGATTCTTTTTTAATAATAGGTGTTGCTTCTTTTAATATATCTGACTCATCTCCATCTTCTTCGTACCAATCAGGATTAACATAAGAGAATTGGTGTCTGCAATTATAACCACCTCTAACTACCATTGGAGTTCCACCTTTTTTACCACTCCATGAATTGCTATTCCATATTCTAGTTATATCAGCGATAGTATAAATACCTTTACCACTTCTATCATAGACTCCATTAATCATGTTTCTACATAATGATCTAGTTGTGGGTATTACATCTCCATAGTATTTTACATAAGTTAAACCAGCGTCTTTTGCTTTATTTAAGTTTAGAGTTGCATCAAAATCTCTTAATGAATCGTTTAATATTTGACCAGCGTATCGTTTCATATTCTGACCAATTCTTGTACTGGCATATTTAGTTTGAAGTATTTTAACTGCTTCATCTACTTTTGTAGCTAATGCTGGGTTATCTTTATTATTTTTAACATAATCAACTAACCTATTAATTGCTGGGTCGCTTGATGTAGCGTAGATTCCATTAATGGATTCTCTTAATTCTTTTTCTAGTACAGTAAATTCAGTACCTACTAATGTATTTTGATAAACCTTATCTGATAGTATTCTTGTGAAATTATTAGATACATCTTTAAACTGTGTGTAGTATTGTTTTTTCATATTCTGAACTAATGCTAAATCTCCCTTTGTTAGTTCTTGAAATTCAGGTGGTATAAGTCCAATAGTTTTAAACTGTCTTTCAACTCGTTTAGCTTGTTCTCCAAATCCTTTTCTAACTACTCTATCTGCAAATGGTAAATATTCTTTATCAAGTATTGCTTTGATCTTAGGTCTAATTGCTACTGCACTTTGTAGTTCAATTAACTTACCAGCTTGTCTTGGAAGTTGTTGATCTGCTAAAGATACGATCTGTGCTTCTATTCTATCTAATGTTTGGGTAAGTTGTTTGTAGTATTCGATCTCGGCTTTCTCTATGCCTTTAATTCGATAATTCGTTAAGTCTTTTACTATATCTGACATTCATTATATCTGTTCTTCAGCTACTGTTTCTTGTTGTACTTCGTCTTGTGTAAATTCTCCAACCTCTGAATTAGTATTTATCTCATCAAAGATTTCATTTAGTTTCTCATCATCATCAACTACTGCTCTAGCAATTTCTTTATCTATTTCTTTCATTAATGTAGGAGATTGAACATTGATTGCTTTAGCTTGTTGGTAGAACATAAGATCAGTTGCGTAATCTCTAATGTTAAATGAATCTGGGTAATTAATCTCTCCATCAAATTCTACATCTTGGAACATAGCATATAGTTTAAATAGTTGTTCTTCAGCTAATTGTAAGTTGTCAGCTTTTTCAGATAGTCTAGCATTAAGTAATTCAAATTCTGTTTGTAGTGCAACACCAGATGCAATATTTGTTTTCTGTGTTCTTACAGACCCTGTATGTGCAATTCTATTTATAGATTCTACTTTGTTATTAATTGAATCCATAATTGATTGTAAGCTAGAGCCAGAGGGTTGTAGTAAATAAGGTTTTAAGTTTGGTTCTAATTCATCAGGCATTTCTATAACTGCACCAGCACCAGCACTTGCATTGACACTAGGAGTTTTAACTAATGATGGGTGGTTAGTTAATCTAATCAACTGTTCCATTTCAGAGTATTCATTGTAAATAGATTTTTGTAGATCAGCTATATCTGTTAAGTCTGATTGACCTATTCCTCTTTTATGAGATTTAGTATTATATAAAATAACTGCTGGTATTTTACCAATCATATTAGGAACACTATCTATTAGTTTAGGTTCTTCTCTTTCTGGCATATACAAAGTATCTATTCTATCTTTGTACCATACTCTCATGTACTGACCATTATCTCTATCAACTTCTTCTCTAATCTTTAAGTAATCAAGTTCGTATTTACCATTAGCCATTCTTACGTAATTCCAATCTAAAACATTCTCTGGAGTAACGATTGAAACATATGGTCTTATATCTTGATCTAATTCATCTGCTTTAGTTTCTGTTTGAATATTAGGCTTGTCTAAGATCATAAAACAATGACCATAAATAGACGCATAGTTTTGAGCCTGTTTAACTACTGCATTAAGATTGTTACCCTCTAAATCAGCATCTTTTAAAAATGATTCTAAACTAGCCTCATCTTGCATATCACCAAAATCTCTACTTGGTCTAACTCTAAATAAAAATGATGAGTATATTTGAATAATGTTTTTACAATGATTATCGCATGGAGTGTTAGCAAGTCTTTGATTGAACTCGTTATCTAATTCTAAATTATATCTATTAAGATACTGGCCTATCATATAGTCATAGCCACCATTATAAGATCGAATGTAGTATTCCCAATTATTAATTGTTTCTGAATAGTCTTTATGGGTTTCTTGTGCTTGATCTCTAGTGTATGCCATATTTTATTTCATTGTCCATCTTGTAGGAGAATTAAATCTTGTCTGAGTGGTTAATGGTTTTAAGTAATCAATCATATATCCAAGTGCGTCATTCATATGGTCGAATCCATCTTCCTTATCAGGAATATTTGTATTCTCTTTGTATATCTGTCTTTGTAAACCTTTTATCAATGTTTTGCAAGATTGTGAAACAAAAATATGTCTTTCTCCGTTAGAATCTTTTAACTTACTATTCACAGCATTAACTCTATCTCGTATTGCTGGGTGTTTGTTTTTCACTTTAACTTTAAAACCAGCGTTTTGTAAAATAGATAAATCAGTTCTTCCACCAGCAGATGTCTTTCTTTGTTTAGAAGCTGGGTCAGGATATATGAATATTGGTATTTTAGTTCCATATCTATCTCGTAATTCTTGCACCATTTCATCAGTATTACTTCCATAAATAATAACTTCATCAAGAAAGAATACTTTATCTTTATCTAATTGTGCAACACAAGCACTCATTGGGTCTACGTTAAAGTCCATTCCAATATGTAAAGGCTTCTCCCAATCAATCTGTTTCTTAACTACAGATTCTACAGGGTGGAAATTATAATAAACACTTCCAGCATAGTTCTCAAAAGTTCCCTCAAATTCTTGTCTAAAAGTTCTTATATCAATATCTTGTTTAGCCTGTTCTATTTCATTTGCTGAAACCATACCACCTTCTAAAGTAGTGTATTGGTAACTATCCCATTCTTCATCTTGCTTACCTTTAAGATATAATTCATATGACCAATTACCATAGCCTTTAGGAGTCCCACAGAATAAGACTCTACCCAATGTATCAGAAACAGAGGCTCTTAATACTTCGTACCATGCTTTTTTATTTATATCTGCAAACTCGTCTAAGATAAGAAAGTTTAATCCACTACCTCTTAAAGCATCATAATTATCAGCACCTTTTAATGAGATTGTACTATTAGTTTTCCTGATAGTAATAGTCATGGTAGTTTCGTTAATATCTTCTATCCAGTTAAACTGATTAAGCATCTCTTTTAGATTAGCCCATACGATCTCTTTAGCCATTTTAAATGTTGGTGCTACATACCATATTTTTTGATTAGGTTGAGTTGCGTATTTCATCATTTCAGTAATACATAGATAGGTTTTACCAAACCTACGACCTGATATTAATATTCTGAATCTAGCTTTAGAACTACTTACTTTTAAGTTGAGGTTTGGTGAGGGATATTTTCATTAATTTTATTA